TCGGCCAGGAGTCAAGTCCCCAAGAAATAACGTTTATCCTTCAACCAACTAGAGCATAATGTCATTTACACAGTATACAAACCTAGATTTTGAGGAAATTAAGGTTTCTTTGCGTGAATATTTGCGTGCCAACTCCAATTTTACTGATTTTGACTTTGAAGGATCCAATTTATCCATATTAATTGACACTTTAGCATACAATACTTACGTTACAGCCTTTAATACTAACATGGTTGCTAACGAATCGTTCATTGATAGCGCAACTTTACGTGAAAATATTGTAGCTTTAGCAAGAAATGTTGGTTATGTACCCTCTTCAAGACGAGCTTCAACTGCAAATATCAGTTTTACAGTGGATTTAGGAACTGGAACCTCTAAATCTAGCGTAACATTGAAGGCTGGACTCGTTGCATTGGGTGATTTTGCAAATACAAACTATACTTTTTGTGTTGCAGATGATATTACATCACCTATAGTTGATGGATTTGCAGAATTTACTATAGATATTAAACAAGGAACGTTTTTAACCAACGAATTTGTTGTAGATACCTCTCAACCTAACCAAAAATTCATACTTCCTAACCCATATATTGATACATCAACCATAAATGTCAAAATTAAAGATAATTTAACATCATCTTCAAGACAACCTTACTCAAAAATTAATAGTATAGTTGGAATTTCAACAGTTTCTGAGACATATTTGATTCAAGAGGTACAAGATGAGAAATATGAGTTACTTTTTGGTGATGGAGTGCTTGGAAAGAAGTTAAGCAATGGAAATGTTATAGATTCCTCATATATTGTTACTGATGGGCCTGGTGGAAATGGTGTTTCCAACTTTTCTTTCTCTGGAAAACTGGTTGATAACGATGGAGGACTGATTGTGAGTGGAATTTCCGATATTACCACAAATCAAGTCTCTAGAAATGGTGCAGAAGTTGAAAGTGTTGATACAATTCGTAATTTAGCACCTAGATTTTACTCGGCACAACATCGAGCAGTCACAGCTAATGATTATGAAGCAATAATTCCAACAATTTTTCCAAATGCAGAGAGTGTAACCGCTTATGGAGGTGAGGATTCAAATCCACCTCAATATGGGAAGGTATTTTTATCAATAAAACCCAAAAATGGTAGATTTGTCTCAGATTTTGATAAAAGACAACTTCTAGATAAGTTAAAAGGGTATTCTGTTGCTGGAATTCGTCAAGAATTCGTAGATTTAAAATATTTGTTCGTAGAAATTGATTCTACAGTTTATTATAACACAAATGCTGTTGCAAGTGTGGATAGTTTAAAAACTAGAATCACAAATTCACTTGAAACTTATGCAAAATCATCAGATTTGAATTCTTTTGGTAGTAGATTTAAATATAGTAAAATTTTGAAAATAATTGATGATAGTAGTGCGGCTGTAACATCAAATATTACAAAAGTGATTATTAGACGTAATCTAGACGTTGATGTTGATAATTTTGCTCAATATGAATTATGTTTTGGGAATAAATTTCACAATCGTAACAGAGGATACAATATAAAATCTACTGGATTCACTGTGGATGGAATTCGTGGTACTTGTTACTTTACAGACACATATGTTGATGAAAAAACTGGTAGATTGATTATTTTTAGACTCAGTAACACTGGAGCTGTTGAAATTATTAATAATAATGCAGGCACTGTCAAATATGACATCGGTGAAATTCTTATAGATACAATACGTATACTTTCAACTAGAAAATCGGATAATGTTGTTGAAATTCAAGCAATTCCTGATTCAAACGATATTATTGGATTAAAAGATCTTTATTTACAATTTTCTATTGCCGAGAGCAATATTAGTGTTGTTGAAGATATTATTTCCACTGGTGCTGACACATCTGGTGCTAATTATATTTCTACATCAAGTTTTGTAAATGGTTCTAAGGTTCGTGGTGATATCATAACAGATTCTGGTTCATCTACTCTAGTTGGATATGTAAATGGTCAACCATATTATGGATCTTTCCATACAATGAGTGATGGATCAAAAATGACAGGTAGCACTCATTCATCTGACAGTCAGGCTATATTGAGCACGCCTGGAATCACATCTTCATCATCAACAACCAGCACAGGTTCATATTCATCCAGTTCTTCATCATCATCGTCATCATCTAGTTCATCATCTTCCTCTAGTTACTAAATTAATCAATAATGGGTATAGACACCGCAGCTAAAAAAGTTCAGATTAACAAACTTGTCAGAAGTCAAGTTCCATCTTTCGTAGCCGAAGATAATCCTTTGTTTATTGATTTTTTAAAACAATATTATATTAGTGAAGAGGCTAAAGGTAAGTCAATTGATATAATTTCAAATTTTAATGACTATCAAAAGGCAGACACTTATTCAGAAACTTACAACTTAATTGGATTTACAACATGTACAAGTCTTGTAAATTCATATGATGCAACGATTAACGTAAGTTCAACTGATGGATGGCCTTCTGATTATGGACTATTCAAAATTGACGATGAAATTATTACATATACAGGTATAACATCTACATCATTTACTGGATGTATTAGAGGATTTTGTGGAGTTGATAATTTAAAATCTCCAACAGATCCAGAATCTTTAGTATTTTCAACTACAAATGCAAGTAAACATGAAAATACTTCAAGGGTAATAAATTTAAGTAATCTATTCTTACAAGAGTTTTGGCAAAAAACAAAAAAATTATTCTTGCCTGGATTTGAAGATAGAAAACTACACAATAATGTAGATAAGGCCAATTTTTTACGTCAAGCAAAAGATTTTTACGGATCAAAAGGAACTGATGAAGCAATAAAAATATTATTTGGTGTTTTATTTGATCAACGTGCTGAAGTTATAAAACCCATTGAATATTTGTTTGCGCCATCTGATGCTGATTATGTAAAAACAAATGACTTGATGGCAGAAAGAATTAGTGGTAATGCACAAAATGTAGTTGGTCAGACACTATTTCAAACTGATGCACCAGCCACAAGTGGATCAATTTTCAATGTTCAGTATGCTCCACGAGACGGAAGAGACTATTATATAATAAGTTTAAGTAAAGGATCTATAGTTGGAACATTTGAACCAACAGGATCAAGTTCTCTTGTAAATCCTGTAGGTGTTGGAAGCACGGTTGTTACCGTTGATTCTACATTAGGATTTCCTGAAAAAGGCGAATTATACGTTGGAGCTGGTTTAACTGTAGGTATTGCAACTTATACAAATAAAACGTCTACACAATTCTTTGGTGTCTCAGGAATCTCATCTAATTACAGTGACAGTGATTTTGTAAGATCTTCTAGAACAGTATTTGCATATGAAAATGGAGATGTTTCAAAACCTGTATACTTTAGATTAACAAATGTGGCCACTGATGTTAATCTGGATGACATTGGATTTTTGCAAGTAGATGACATTATTAAACCTAGACAACTAGGTAAGGTTACTGATCCATCAAATCATCAGGTTAATAGTTGGATTGATAATATTAAAACTAAAATTGATGTTGCAAGGGATATTAAAACTAGCAAATCTAAAGTTAATACAAATAGTAGTGTTGTAACAACTGCAGCACCTCATTTTCTTACTCCTAATGATACTGTAATATTACTTGATGTAACTGGGGATGATCAGAACCCTGATAATGTTGAAGGTATAGTTGAGAGAGTTATTAACGATCTTGAGTTTCAAATTAATATATCTTCTGGTTCACTTAACCCATCTAAAATATATAAAGTTCAAAGACAATTAAATTTTGCAACTAGTCTTAATAGCCAATTAAAAGTATCAGATTTTGTTGCAGATGTACAAAATACTTATATTTCTGAAGATAATAAACAAGTTTATGTTGCTGCAGGGTCTTTACCAAGTTATGAAATAAAATCTACTAATCGTAAAAAAAGTTTTATATCAGCTGCACCAATATTTAATTCAGATGTTGACAGTGATACAAATAACATCACGATCATTGATCATAAATTTATAAATGGTGAATTAGTAAGATATATTCCAAGTGATACAAATCAAGTAGTTGGACTTAATACTGGATCAATATATGCTGTTAAAATAATTAATAACGATACTATTCAACTGGCAAGAAGTATAGCAGATGTAGCTACTGATAAGGTAATTTCAATAACAGGAATTGGCTCAACATCTACACATGAATTAATTCCAAGTGTTTTGTATGAAAAAAATGTAAAACATCAAAACTTCTTAAGAAGATTTCCAATGTCACCAGAGCCAAGTGAGTATGACGCTCCTTTACAAACTGATCCAATTGGAATGTTTGTAAATGGTGTTGAGATACTTTCAAACAGATCGGGTGACAGTGTTCATTTTGGAAGTATAAGGAGAATCGATGTTGAAAGTGGTGGAAAAGATTATGATGTCATTACACCTCCAAATATACACATCTCAGATACTGTTGGAACAGGCGCAACAGCCTATGCGGTTGTTGAAGGTAGTTTTAAAGGTATAGACATCTTATCTGGTGGTTATGATATAAAGACTGTACCAAATGTAGTAATTACAGGTGGTAATGGTTCTGGTGCAACCGCAAAGGCTAGATTAAAAGCCACTAAAAATTCTAGATTGTTTGATGCATTAACTGATGTAGGTTTAACTGCAACTGGAGTGCCAGGAACTATAACTTTTAATTCATCGCATTTATTTTTTGACGGTGAGACTATTGTATATGAGAAATCACCTTCAAATAATGTTATTGGAGGTCTCGTAGATAAATCAATATATTATGTTCATAAGATTAGTGATACTCAAATTAGTCTTATGACTAAGTTTGCAGACGCTGTGGCGGGTATAAACAGTGTTTCTCTTACTAGTAAGTCTGTTGGTAGCCATAAATTTACATCTACTACTTTTAGAAATGTTGTAGATAAAATTATTATTGAAAATCCAGGCTCTGGATATTCAAATAGAAAAGTTTTAGTTGATTCTAATGAATATCCATCACCAACTTACTTCACTAGAGATGATATTAGAAGTGGTATTAGCACTGCAAACAATTACATATATTTTGAGGATCATGGATTTAAATCTGGGGAACTTGTAGA